GATAAGGATATAGAAACTGATGAAACAACCCTACAATTAAAATCATATTCTTTTGTTGAAGAAAAAGTTAGTGATGATGATGTAGAACTTTTTACTTGTATGTTTGTTGATTTCAAGGAAGATGATAGGAACTATGATGAATTGTTTGATATGTGGGTTAAACTTACCTTCAACGAACAGAACGATAGTATCCGCTATTACAAAAACTTTATCAAGTATCAAACTTCAAGGAAAAAACAACTATCATTATTTTTTTACTTAAAAGATAAAAAATATAATTGGACTACTATTAGAAAATGATTATATTTATATTCAAGGGGGGGTTCGCTTTCTAATAATGTTTCCCATATCATTATTCTTTTATTCAGTTATGTCCTATAATAAAACCCCCCTTTTTTAATACTTCAACGAATATGGAAAATGATGACGAATTACTGATTAGAAGGAAGCGTGTTGATGAAGAAGGTGAATGGGAATACGAATGTAGGTATTGTGATAAATGGCTCCCCAAGAATAAGTTTAGGGGTTGTATTGATTACATAGATGCTTACGGGAATTGTTTAATGTGTTCTTCTTGTAGAGCAACAAAAGGACAACTAAATCAAAAAACAAATATGCGAAGAGAGGCTGATATAATTTTTACTAACTTGGGATATGACTTATCAGGTGAAGTTCCAATTTATATTCAATTTCATCAAAGACATAATTTACCGATTAAAAAGAAGGACTTGTAATATTTATACAATATGAATGATGTAATAACGACAGCGATAATAGGTTTCATTTCAACGATAGTGGGATATATTGCTGGTAATAAAAAAAACAGAGCAGAAGTGAATGCTCTTGAAATTGAAAATGTTAAAGAAGTAATATCAGTTTATACTATGGCGATAAACGACTTGAAGACAGAAATTAAAGAATTAAAGGAACAGGTAGAAAAATACCAAGTTCATATTGAAAAACTACAAACTGAACTTTATACTTTAAGAAGTCAAATGAACCTTGATGTAAGACCCGCACTATGATAATTGATTATACCGAAGTAGAAGTAGAAGAGTTCTTTAACCTAGCCGTTGAAGACAGAAAGAAGGTTATAGAATTAGGGGTTGATGTATTGTTTCAACAGATACTAATAACCGCACAAATGGTAGATATGTTGCCATCACAACTTCTAAATAATACTTTGGCTTCAATAGAAGAACAAATCAAGTATCATACAGAAAACGATAATTTTGAGTTATGTTATTATTTTACAGAAGTGTTTTGGGAAACAAATAAACGATTAGATAATTTAAGAAAAAATAAAGATGGGGTGTGGTTGTAAGCAAAATCCTTTACAGAAGGTAGAAGGACGAATTGGTAGTCGTGGTTGGGGAAGTATAGCCAATAGTGAATTGCGTTTAATAGACGAGTTCATATTCAGTAAATTAGGGGTAAGACCATCTACCCAACAGGAAAGGATTGAAATGTATGGAACAGCCAAATCAACCAAATAAAAAACCTGGTAGATATGTTTATTCAAGGGAAGCCAAGAATAGACATTCAACGATACAAAAACAAAATTGTATCATCAATAAACTAGCCGAAGGTAAATCGGTAAAACAGAGCACCAAACTATGCGGTTGTAGTGAAGTTTCTTACTACAGGTGGAAGAAGTATGACGAAGAGTTTAAGGATAAGATTGAAGAATATTTCCAGATTGAACTGGAACAAGCAGAAGAAATCTTAAAACAATCTTTAAGTGAAAACCCAAATCTATTACAATTCTTTCTAAAACACCGACACCCCGAATACAAGGTTAAGCAATCAATAGAATTGAACCACACAGGTTTAGATAAAATTGAAGTCCGTGTTATACTACCGACAAATTACCAAGATACTACCCCTGACGAACCTGAAGTTCTTTGATGACTGCCATTATTAAAAACGGGTTCTACGGGATAGACAAAAGGAAGATGTAAAAAATCTTCCTTTTTTTTTTGTGCTTTGTTTGGCGGTGTGGTGTAAATCGCCGTATCTTTGTAAGACACTAAACAACTATAAAAACTACGACTATGAAAACTAAAGAAATCACTATGGACGCACGAGTAATCTTGAACGAAGCAATCACTAAAAAAAGTGTTGTTGAAAAAAGTATTGTATTAGACAGAATGGTCGCACACCCAATCCACCCCTACTTGATTGAAGTGATTGCTGGTGTTATGGACGATAGTATGAAGAACAACAAATCAAACGAGGTGATGATTGCCAACATCAACACTTTTCTACAATTATGTATTTATAGGTTCAACGGAAAAAAAATCCACTAATCACTTGTATAATCCAAATATTATCCCGAACTTTGTAAGACACTAAACAACTATAAAAAATAAACGACTATGACCCACAACCAAAAACAACAACAGGAAAACTACTTCAAGATGGTATTGAACTTTTCTTACCCGAACGCAACTTATCTTTGGCCTGACGAAAACGCATCTTACACTATCGTAGATGGTAAGTTCAGTCCAAACAATTCAAGAAGTCGTAAAGTGATGATGGCGACTACTGGTAAAACATTCCACGAAACTTTTATGGTAAAATAATTATGAGAAGCAAACGAGAAAACCAAGCAATCACCTACGAAGAAGGAAAGATTACACAGATATACGCAACCTACTATGTAGAACACAAAGGGATTGAAACCATTTGGTATATCAATACTGACTGGTATTGTCCCCAACCTGAAGAAAACCCTTATTGGAAAGTTGATGATGAAAATGTTGAAGACAAAATTGTAGAACACATCAAGTCAAAGTTCCGTAAGTTTGTTAAAACTTTTAATATTTCTTTGTAATATAAAAACATTTAGTATATTTATAGATATGGGAACAAAGGCAATTTTTAAGATTTACGACAACGGAAAGTTCGTAATGGGTTCGTGGGTTAAATACGATGGTGGTATAACCAGCACATCAGTATTTCCCTATGTGATGAAAGCACTTACACTATCAACTAAAGAATACTGGTTTAACAAGTTAAATAATTTCATACTTGAAAAAAACTATACCACTATGTTTGGTGATAAGAAAAAACCATTCAGTCGTCAAATCAACGATGATGGTATGACTGAAGCAGAAATACTATTTTGGGATATTTCTTTAAGTGATAAGAAACTTATGGACGAAGGAATATGGGCGGAATACATATATGAAATCCGTTTCACAAAATCGGGGGTTAAAATCAAGATTGTCTATAATAGTAATGAAAAAATCTACACCATCAAAAATGTATGGGACAATAACGAAACCAGTAAGATTTTGGTAGATGTCGTTAAATGGGTTGATGATATTGATTATGGATTAAACGATTGTAATTGTGGTGAAGACAATAACGAAATAACAGAAGAAAATATATGAAAGGTTCAAGCAAACTAACGGAACAACAGGTTCAAGAAATAAAACGATTATTCGCAACAACGATGTTGTGTGATGGGGACATCGCAGAAATGTATGGTGTATCAAGACCCCACATAAACGCAATCCGTAATGGAAAGCATTATACAAATATTCCAAATGAAATAGTGGGTTTTACGACCACGCACACTATGATTGGGGGATATGACTATTCATCAGGAATTAGTGTCGTAGAAACGAACTATGGTATGAAATACTTGATTATCAACTACATCAACGATGAGGTCTTCCACGACTGCGGAACTTTGTATAACGAACAACCTGACTATAACACATTCAGGGATAGACACGACCAGTTTGTAAGACGATTTGTAAGATAATGAAAATACCAAGACAACGAAAATCAAACCATAGAAGAAGGCAGGATAGAATTGCCATCATCTTACAAGCGATAGTATGGACTATAGAATTAAACAGACAGGTAAAAAATATTAAATATTATCAGGGATAGTTTGGCAGTATCAAAACTTATCCGTAATTTTGTATCACTATGAAAGACAAACTAAAAAACAAAGAGACCTTTATGGGAGTGGAAGAAATCCATACCCTTATGTTAGTAGATGATGAAGACAAAAACCTTTATCTTGGTATGGAAGTATTCAATATGAAAAAAGACAAACACGAACAAGTTGTTTTAATTATTCGTCCTGAAGACCACGAATATTTGTTGAACTATCTTTTGGAAAAAAAGATTGAAAAAGATTTGGTAGGTTAAAAAAAAAGTATTATATTTGTAAGACACAACTGATAAAAAAAAATATGGAAAAGAAAAACACAATCCCGACATCACTATTGAAAGAAATTAGTGATAAGAACCACAAGACACAGAAGACAGGATATTCTATTGATATGGATATGCTGATGGCAGCACACCCTGAAATGACCGAAATTGAGTTTTACGAACCCGCAGTATATCGTGGGAATAGTGGAAAACTTTGTTTCCAAGTTTGTTTCGTAAATCCTGGTAGAGGATTATGGTTGTCGCAATCTATGACTAAATCACAAGTTCAACAAATCAACAAACTAACAGGGGCTAATTTGTTTGATATTGAAAATGTTTATGAATTACAAAACTAAAAATATAGGATATGATACAAATAACAAAAACAATCAAGGTGAAAGCCGACTACGACATCGTCAGGGATTTTGATAGTGTTGAAGATTTATTAAACGAACTAAAACAATATGGTTATGAAGGTGATTATGATGAAGACAGCCAAGAGTTTAATGACGCATTAAATGAATACTTTGATGAACCATTACACACCAAAGCAACGGCTAATTCTAACAACCAACATTACATAGATAATATTGAAATTGATACTAAAAACTTTTCAACCTATTATACCTTCTAACTATGGCACAAAGTAAAGAAAGACAAATCGCATCACAAAGTTCTATGAAGTTGGTTCTTGATTGGGCTACGGCTTGTGATAAGTGTTTAACTATGAAGGAACTTGTGGGAATGTCCGTAGTCCTTGTAGATTATGTAGAAAACGGATACAGCGCTGAATTGGGTAAAAGATTGGATACAATCCAAGACCACATAGACAATAAGAAAAAGTAAGTGATGCTCCTATAACACCAAAGACCCTGACGAAAGTTGGGGTTTTTTTGTTATGTAGTTTTTTAACATATAAAGTATATTTATAGAAGTCAGGGGAAGGACAACAATTTCAGTATGGAAGTCAAAGTATCAACATTATATTTAGATATAGACAAAGCAGTCAAGGAAGGTAAAAGAAAAATATTCCTTCGTGGTTCTTCTAGAAGCGGTAAGACCTACCAAACCATAGCCTATCTAATTCTATATGTTTTACAGAACCCCAACACGACAATTACAATCGTAAGGGATACACTTGTTTCAATCCGTAATTCCGTTCTATTGGACTTTCAGGAAGTAATGAACCAAATGGGTATGTATAACCCCGAACAATTCAACAAGACAGAAGTAATCTACAGATTTGATAATGGTGGGTTAGTTAGGTTCTTGGGAGCAGATGATGGTTCAGGTAAGTTGCGTGGTATGAAACAAGACATAGTATTCATCAACGAAATTACATCAGTCAGTCAAGATGCCTTTATTCAATTAGATATTAGAACCAGTAGGTTCATCATCGCAGATTACAACCCATCGGCTAGTGAAGATTGGTATGTATATGACTTGGAAGAAAACCCCGACAATCAACTTATTATTAGCACCTACAAACAAAATCCTTTTTTAGATGATAGGATTGTAAAATCTATTGAAGGACTAAAAGATATTGACCCTGAAATGTATGAAGTGTATGCGTTGGGTAAGAAGATTAAACCCCGTGAAACAATCTTTATCAACTGGGAAATTGTAAATGAAGCACCAAGATATTCCAAGATGTTAGGGGTCGGGATAGATTGGGGATATTCCAACGATGAATGTGCGTGTGTGTGGGGACTTATCAACGAACCTGATAATGTAATCTACCTGAAGGAAGTATTCTATGAAAGGGGATTGTCTAGTGATGATATATTATTCAAGATGAAAGAAGGGGGATTACAGAAGACCTTTGAGATTATTTGTGATAGTAGTGAGCCCCGTATGATTGACGAATTAAAGAAGGGTGGATATTCCCGTAGCCGTGGGGTAAAGAAGGAAGCAGGGTCAGTCCTGTATGGTATAACCGAAATGAAGAAATACAAACTACAGATTGACGCATCATCAACGAACCTTATAGAAGAATTAAAGAACTACAAATGGTTCAAGGACAGGTCGGGAAACATCACAAGTAAGACAACAGGAAGAGACCACTTATTAGATGCGAGCCGTTATTTGATTACGGAAATTACCTACAAACCAAAAGTGAAATATAGTTTTATGTAATATGAAAATTAAACGATTAGGAAAGAAATACGATTACGATTACAAGATGGTTGTAATGAAAGGTGAATACCATAAGTTGCTAAAAGATTTAGCCGAAAAAGAAAATAAACCATTAGGTAAGATGATAAGTATATTAGTGAAACATTATGAAAGTAGTATTAGGTAAAAAAGAATATGGGATATTACCCATCACGATAGAGCAGTATGAATTACTGAAGAATAACCCCGACATCAAAGCAACAGAATTGATTACGATGATGACTGGTGCCCCGATTGAAGAAGTTAAACAAGCACCCTTCGCACAAGTATCATTTGTCGCAAAGATGTTGATGACTGAATGGGGTAATACAGATACAACCCCGTTAGAATTGGTGGTTGATTTCAAGGGGGTTAAATATGGGTTGATTAAACCATCACAAATATCTTATGAAGAATGGATAAACTTGGAAGTGTTTATGGCTGAAAGTCCATTAGATTTAACCAAGTTGGCAGTCCATCTATACAAACCATTATCATCAAAAAAAGAAGGTAATGAAAGGGAACTAATCCCCTATTCATTAGACGAATGTATGGGTCGTGTAAATGACTTTAGACAATTCCCAATTACAAACTTGTTTTCAGCCCTTTTTTTTTTAACAACTTTCGTTCAAGAACTTATGAAAGTTTCCCTATTATCTATGGAGACGAAAATGATAGGGAACAAAGCAAAAAACAAAGCAAAGCCAAAGATACTACGCCAGAACAAGTCCAACAATCCGTAATTGACTTCTATTATCAATCACTTATGTTGTGCGCTCAAGACGATATACTGAAGGTAAATCCTGTGTTAAAACTTGAACTATATGAGGTAATGGGGTATTTATCTTATAGGTTAGACAAGGCACATAAAGAAAACCAAAGAAACCAAAAAGCAATACAATAATGACTATAAAAGATATTATACAACTATTCGGTTATTTCACAGCACAACACCCTATATTACGAACTTTTAGTTGGGGAAACCTGGCTGACTATTCAAGGGATACTTACATCACCGAATACCCTGCGTTCCACGCTGTTCCACAACCATCAGTCGTGGATAAAAACTTTGCCGATTTCAATTTCAACATTCTAATCTATGACTTGTTGAATGAATACATAGATGGAGACCCAATCAATTCTAACCAGTTGGATAGTTTGGCTTTAACGGAAACCATCTTAAATGACTTCTACGCATTCTTTACAAACCAACTTACCCAATACGGATACTTCCTTACAACTAGTGTAAATTACACACCCTTTATGGATAGGTTCAAGGAAGAAGTTGTAGGTATTGAAGCGACCATCACAATCAGGGTAGAACAGACAGCCTGTATCCCTGACTTCGTAAATCAAAATGGTTTTTTGTTATATGAAAATGGAAACATTATGACTAGTGAAGATTGTGAAGTTGTAAATTATGCTTCCCCTGCTTGTCCTAATGAAACCATCGGTCAATTACCAATCTTTAGTGGTGATTATACGGGGGGTTGGGTAGTGTTTAACAATTCAGGTAATACAATCACTTACAGAATAAATGTGAATGACTTGAAGGGTAATTCAGGAACATCAGGAACGAGCGGAACTTCAGGTAGTAGTGGAACATCAGGACAGAACGGAACATCGGGTAGTTCAGGAACTAGTGGTGTTGCGGGAACAAGTGGCTCATCAGGGACATCAGGTTCTAGTGGGGTTTCAGGAACTAGCGGAACATCGGGTAGTTCAGGTTCAAGTGGTTCGTCAGGAAGTAGTGGCACATCAGGAACGAGCGGAAGTTCGGGGACTAGTGGTGGGACAGGTTCATCAGGTTCAAGTGGGACATCAGGTAGTTCAGGGACAAGTGGTAGTAGTGGAACGGACGGAGCAACAGGTTCATCAGGAAGTAGTGGGACATCGGGAAGTTCAGGAACATCAGGTTCTAGTGGTGTTAGTGGCACATCAGGAACAAGTGGTTCGTCAGGTCAAGATGGAACATCAGGAAGTAGTGGAAGTTCGGGAACAAGTGGTTCGTCAGGTAGTAGCGGAACAAGTGGAAGTTCAGGAACTAGTGGTATAAATGGTGTATCTTCAAGTGTATTTTATTATGAAGCAAAGGACAACGCACAATCAGGTAATCCTGGTTCGGGACATATTCTTTGGAATAATATTACGATGACCGCATCAACCCAAATCAACATCAACCATCTTACAGACACACCAGTAACAGACATAGATATATTCTTGGCTTTATTACAAGTAGGACAACAGATTACAATTCAAGACCAATCTAATAGTGGAAATTATCAGGTATGGAATATAACAGGTGCGACAACACAAATCGTAGGAGCATCTAACTATTGGTTAGTTCCTGTATCTTTGGTTAGTGCTGCGGGAACAGCGCAATTCCCCAACAATCATAAAATCATATTAGCAACACTTGGAGCGACTGGTAGTTCAGGAACTTCAGGTAGTAGTGGAACATCAGGTTCGTCAGGAACATCAGGTAGTTCAGGAACGAGCGGTTCATCATCAGCGGTAGATGTGTATAGCGGGGGAACTTTGGTTGTATCACAAGCAACCATATTAGATTTTTCAGGAGCAACAATCACTAGTGGTGGAACAGGTGTAGCAAACATCGTCATTACAGGTGGCGGTGGTGGTGGAACATCAGGGACTAGTGGTAGTTCAGGAACATCAGGCTCACAACCTATCCGTGTCTTAAATCAAACATTATTATTTTCTGCTTGGACTTACAATACAGGAACAACTTATTACGATTATAGTTATTCTAACACAGGAATAACAACATCTTCAAGGGTAGATTTCGTCCCTTACAACGCATCAGTTTATATGGCAACAATTTCAAGAATACAACCATATAACGATGTATTTTCAGGTTCATCAACATTTTTTTCACAATATCCCCCATCAGCAAATATAACAGGGGACATATACATTTTCACAACGACATAAGATATGCCATTCATTATACCAAACCAAACATCAACCGCATTACTTCGTCCTGTTTCAACACCTTCAGGTTGGACTAGACCTGTTGATTGGATTACAATAACAGATACACCTGGCGAAGTTCAATTTTTAATGAGCGATGCTACATCACCATTTACCGCCATAAATACAATCTTTACACAAACGGGCGGTGTAGGTAATATCTATATTGATTGGGGTGATGGAACAACAGATACAATTTCAAGTTTATCCGCAACAACAAATCACACTTATACATCAGGGGGAACAGCAAGCACATTAGGATATAATATGTGGAAGATGAGGGTGTATGGTGATGCGGGAACGACTTTAACAAACACAAGTATTTCTTGGAATACAAATCAAACAACTACTTATATCGCTAGTCCAAGTGGATTATTAGAAGCGGTATATGGTGATGGAACACAAACTTCAGGTTTTGCGTCTTTATTTCAATCTTTCGGCTCAAACCCAAGACCTTATTTTACATATTTAACTTATGTTAAATTACCATCAGTAATAAACACAGCGGGTGCCATATTCACATCAACATTTTTTGCTTGTTTTAATTTAAGAAAAGTTGTTATGCCAATATCAGCACCTAACGCAACTTCATTCGTATCGTGTTTTAGTTCGTGTTTTTCTTTGACTGAACCTATTATTATGCCACAAGATGCGACTTCAATAACATCATTAAGCAGCACATTTAATTCTTGTTATATTATAACATCAATTACATTACCACCGACCTTGAATAATAATACAAGTATGAACCAAACATTCAGCCAGTGCTATTCTTTAACACAAATTAAAGTTCCACCAACCCCACTTTGTTTGGATTATACATCTATGTTGGCTAGTTGTGCTAGTTTATTATCATTTGAGTTTATTGAGTTTCCAACAACAGCAGGAACAATCAATATGACGACTATGTTTAATCTTTGTAGTTCTTTGGAATATATTAAACTGCCAGCAACCACATCGGGTAATGATGTAAATATGACCCAAACATTCCAAAACTGCTACGCATTAAAAAATTGTGTATTACCATCAAACTTAAATGCTAGTAATATGACTGGCACATTCCAAAATTGTTATTCAATATCTTCTGTGGTATTTCCAACAAGTATGTCTGGTTTAACAAATATGACTAGCACATTTAATACTTGTTATAATTTACAACAAATTACTTTACCAACATCAGTAGGAGCAACAATAAGCCTACAACTAACATTTAATAATTGTTTTGCGATAAGTGATATTACAATACCATCATCGTATAATATAACTTCATTATTAAACACATTTAATACTGCCACTAATTTAAGAACACTTACATTACCAAATAACGCTCAAAATAGTTTAACAACTATGGCTACTATGTGTAGTGGTTGTAGAAATCTACAATCAATAGTGATGCCAACAAGTATGACTTCATTAAACACTTTAGCAAATGCTTTTACCAGTTGTTTTAGTTTATCATCAATAGTATTTCCATCATCATTAAATGCTGTTACTAGTATGGCAAGCACATTCAACAGCTGCTTTTTTTTATCTAGTATTACTTTACCAACAAGTATGACTTCACTTACTGCCGTCAATTCTTTATTCCAGAATTGTTATTCATTAAAAAGTGTTGTAATGCCAGCAAATGCTCCTGCCATTACAAATTACGGCTCAACATTTTCGCAATGTTATTCTTTAACAAATATTACATTTCCAACAACACCATCAACTAACCTTGCTGTTCTTGGAACTACAATAAACCTTTGTTGGTCTTTAACAGGTATAACTAACACAGAGTTTTTAGGTAATTCTGGAACAACAGGAACTATCTATGTTGATTTTAGTGCTAATCAAAACTTCCAACTTCCAACATTAGATATGCGTTGTAAGTTTTCAAGATTTCAACTTTTAGGATTATCAAGTGAAATAACAAAACTAACATCACTACGATTACGAAATAATGGTTCAGGACAATATGCGGGAACATCACCACAAATAAACATTCAATATAACGGATTAGGACAGGCAGCGTTGGTTCAGGTCTTTAATGACTTACCAACAATAGTAAGTAAAACAATAAACATTACAGGTTGTAGTGGAGCAGCAGCACTTACGGCACCTGAAAGAGCAATCGCAACAGGTAAAGGTTGGACTATAGTAGGATAAGATTATGATATACAAATTATTTTTAGAAGAAGGATTGTATCAAGACAAGGATACAAAAGAACCAAGAAACTTACTTGAAGGGGAAATTGCTTATACCCCTGAAGGTATAAATGTAGGTTGGACTGAATTGGAAAACCTTGAAGCAGCGTTGGAATATTTCAACCTTGAATTAGTCCCTGAACCTGAAGAAGAATAATGGAAGAAGAATTGTTAAACCTTATTGGTGAATATTTGGTTAAACAGGTAAAGGAACTTATCCTGACCCCAAAACCCCGTTTTACCAAAAGGGGTAGTATGACTAAACCAAGTAGCCCATATAATTTTAACGCTAGTGGTAGATTATACAATTCCGTATCTTATGTTTTAAGGGACGGGGAAATAGATATACTGATGGAAGATTATGGGGTTGATAATGTATTTGGTGAAGGTAGTTGGCCTGGTCGTGGAGCCTATTATCCCGATACAAGAGCCAAAGGTAGTAAGGCTAGTGTATCACCACTTATTACCGAATTAGAAAAATGGGTAAAAGCCAAAATAGGACTTCAAGGAGCCAAAGCAAAAGGTATGGCATTCGCCGTTAGAAAGAACTTATTTAAGGCAGGATACAAGGGATACAGAATATTTACTGATGAGTTCCAAACTGAAACTGGTAAGTATGTTGAAACTTTATTAGAACAACCACAATATCAAGAATTAGTGTTGGGAGACATATTTGATAGAATAAACATATTTGGAACACAACAATATAATATAGGATTATCATAATGATTACATTTTTATCACAACCAGAAACAATACAGCCTGTATATGGCAACTTGGTTTATCAATTTCAATCAACAGCTGCAACAGACCCATCTTTATACAAATACAGATATGTTGTAAATGTCTATACACAAGACGGACTAATAGCCGAACTTAAAATAACATCTTCAAGTCAAGGGTGGGGACAGATAGACCTTTCCCCAATTCTATTGAACTACACATCATCTAAACCCGTAAATATAGGGTGTTCGGGTGATACAGCCATTCAAGGAGCAGCGTGGGGTTATTTAAGAAACAATATGATTATCTACGACATCATCGTAGGTGAAGAATACGCAACAACACCAACAGGGGTGGTAGTCATTTATGATGGTAATGGTAATGTTGGAAATCCTGGTGTTAGAAGTGATGTATGTTATGCCACTAATGGTGTGAAGGAATGGTTCAACGGAAAGTATTATGACTTTGACCCGTTTTATTTAACAGGACAGACAGGAACTTTTCCACAATACACATCAAGATTTTTAACCAATTCCCCAAGAACAAGATACATTCGTCAGGGGGACAACGCATTACTAGCGGCTGTGAATTGGTTTGATACTACAGATGTATTACCTGCTCGTGAAATCTATTCTGCCTTATTCACATTCTATAATGAAAGTGATGCGGTGGTTTCAACAGGTAGAACCTATAATGTAGAAAGCCTATGTGGAACAAGACCTAATTGTTCTTACTACGATGGATTTTGGGACACCCCTACAAATTGGACAGAACAACAAGTAGTTTATTTGGGGGTAGGAAGTCCTAACCTTGAAGAACACGGAATAAACATTCCAGCAACAACGAAATACTATAAGGTTGAATTGGAAGGGACACTATCCCAACCGACACCACCAACACCAGCGATAGATAATTTTGATGGTTGTTCGTGTGGTGAATACGAAGCGTTTAATCCACCACTAGCGATTGATGATGTTGAAATAGAATACCTATCTTGTTTGGGTGAAGTAAGTTATATTACAATCCCCCCAAACACTTATGGTAGATGGTGTGCGTGCCAAAACACAAACATAACATCTTTAGGTGTTGAAGTTCCAATTACCTTTATTGGTATTTGTAATGATTGTATCTGTAAGACATATCAAATAGCGAACAGCGACCCTGATTTTTCTTATTCATATACAGGACTTACTTGTTCGGGAGCAACAAGTTTTACAGGTTCAGTATCCGCAGACACTACAATCGTAGTATGTGGTTGTGAAGATAGTATAAGTGGTATAACAGGTTCTTTAATCATTACTGAACTTGGGGATTGTCCTTTACCATTTAGTGCTGATTGTAGGGAGTTCGCAGTTGATACAAATGTAGGATATGTCTTGGATATAACCTATACGGGTTGTTGTGGAAACTTACTAACAATTTCAGTTCCACCCGCAGTGTCGGTAGTGTTATGTGCGAACAATCCGTTCCCTGTATCTGCGTTATGGAACAGCACCAATTTAAGTGCTTGTTCCCCTACACCTTGTCCCACACCGACACCTTTACCTACCCCTGATAGTATCCCAACAGGACAACCAATCGTGGCTGTAAATGTTTGTGATGGTGGTGAAATGTTCTTCCGTTATTCAGGTGATACAATCGCAGTAGGTCAATTTATCAATTATGAAAATACCATTTATGAAATTACCGAAATCGGTGGTGGTGGATTTATTCAACTTACAGACCCTTTTGTGTTTGATACTGAAGCATCAGCATTATCATCGTTCCCTTGTCCCCTTACTACAACTGGTTCTTGTTTAACAACGACCATCATTAGCGAACCATTCTATTTCTATTACGATGATAATTGTAGTTCAGGAAATAGGGTTGTGTTCTTCTTAAATAAGTTAGGTGCTTGGGACAACTATAATTTTAGGGCTCGTGAAGATGTGGGTTATTCTGTTGAAAAACAAGTAATCCAAACCAACCCTGAATTGTATTCTGCTGGTTGGGACACACCATCTTACTTTGGTTGGAATAGTGAGCGTTCAGTATGGTCGCAGTTGGTAGGACAATCGGGGGTTCTTTATACCGACTACTTACCACAGGCAGAAAGTTTATGGTTGAGCGAAGAACTAGTCCAATCCCCTTCAGTTTATTTGGTGGGTGATAATGGGGTTTTAGAACCTGTTGTGATTACCAATACTGAAATGATTAAACCTAACTACCAAATCAATTCATCAAAATATCAAATCCAAATTGAATATAAATCTGCTTACGATACAATAAGACAAAATCACGAATAATATGGTTGAACTATGGTTAAAATCAAACAACACGGGGGTATGGGAAAGTTTAGATACAGGGGCAGATGTATCCATTTCAATAACCAAATCATTTGAGGAAATAGAAGATTTCCAAACAAAAAAATCTTCATATTCCAAAACATTTTCTATACCCCAAACAGCAAAGAACAACAGGTTCTTCGCCGCAGCGTATAATGTGAATAGTGCTAATTTTAGTGATGATATTGTTATTCCCGCTGTTGTAAAATATGGTGGAGCAGATGTCTTTAATGGTTCTTGTAGATTAAACAAAATCATCAATTCAGTTCAAGGTGGTTCGTATGAAATCTTCCTAACAGAAAACTTACCTGACTTGGCTTTGACCTTACAGGAAATCAAACTAACTGACTTGGATTTTTCAGGTTTAACCCACACATTAAACTATGATAATATTGTATCAACTTGGTCTTATACTGGTGGGTCTTACACGAACTACACAGGACTTACTGGTTCAATCGTTTATCCATTAGGGTTCTACGGATACGATGACGCACAATACTATTCCAGATTTGATTTATCCCCATCAGGTTTCACTTTTTCAGGGGCTCCATTAGCCCCATCACAATTTGCGCCTTGGGTTTCTGCCAAGTATCTTATTGATAATATGTTTTTAAGAGCAGGTTTTACCTATGATAGTTCTTTCTTGAATAGTGATTACTTCAACGGAATATTCTGTTTAGCCAAAACAAACCAATCACAAGGGGGACAAGTTGTATCAGGTTCAAGTAAAAATGCCAACATCTTTAGTGTGAATTATACAAGGATTTTATTAGACGATGCTGAAGGAAACTTCTACCCTAATTTCTATAAAGGATTTGTATTCGTAAATGAATTAAATGACCCCTTGAATATCTTTAGTCCTGCTAGAAATGGTGGTGCTGCGGGTAGGGGAAACTTCTTTACAACAGCCGTATCAGGTGTGTATAAGTTCAAGGTTAGTTTCAACGCATCGGTTGATAATACATCTGTTCCCTGTATCTTGGATATTGCGGTTAAAGATGTTGATGACGGAACATTATATTCACAAGTCAGGGGTATTGCTATTTTAACACAAGGAACAGAAGTGGATAATATGTATGTGAATGCTACAATACCAGGTGGTAGAAGGGTGGCACTTTATTACACAAGACAAAATAGCGGATATGACCCCAACGCTAGAATAAGATTTACCTATCAGGCTTGGGAACTTTGGTCTTCACCTGTATTGGTTGGTGATAAAGAATTATTATTACAAGACAACCTACCTAATGAAACAACCTGTTTGGACTTCTTTAAGGGGATTGTAGATACTTTTAACCTAGTGGTAATACCTAATGGTGATAATTCACTTTTGATTGAAAGGTGGGACACTTATTTTAATACAGGACAAGAACTAGATTGGAGCCAGAAATTAGATATTTCACAGGACTATAGTATTGAACCGACAACATCTTTAACGAAAGAATATATCTTGAAGTATAAAGACAGCACGGACAGGTATAGTCAAATCAACCAACAAGACAGAAACCAACAATTCGGGACTTATAGAAACATTAGTAATCTAGCATATCATAGTGGAACGAAGGTAATTGAAAGTCCATTTCAACCATTACCAATTTCTACATTTGACGGAACAACAGATAGTAATATTTTAGTTCCACATTTATACACTTGGAATAATGGGGCTAGTGGTGATACAGCACAATACACACCATTAGGAACTGATATTATATTGGGTTTCTATAATGGATTATTGGATAGTAAAATCACAGGAACAACAACCCCTTACTATATCCTATCGGGTTTCACAGGTGTTTCACAAACGACTTATCCTGCTATATCACACTTATCATCTTACGAATATTCACCATCAACCTTTAGCGACTTGAACTTTGGAAACCAGTATGACTTTTGGCAACCGATGACTGATAGTTATGTTGGTTATACCTTGAATGATAATTACCATAACTTTTGGATTGGTAGGGTAGAACAACTTTACGATAGTAGTGTTAAAATATTCAACGGAATATTCAGGCTTACCCCAACTGAAATAAACAATTTAGGTTTCAACGATAAGGTGTATTTCCTAAACGCTTGGTGGAGGTTATTATCTATGAATGACGCAGACATCACCGATATTAGTTTGGTGTCTTGTTCGTTTATTAAAATACCATTTGATAATGTGGAAACACCTTTAATACCACCGACATATCGTCAGGCACCATTCACACCACAACCGACCCCAACTGGTTCAACATATCAGTATGTTATGTTTAGTTCTAACAACCTAAATGAAATGTGTGCTGAAACATCAGCCCAAGTTGTAGTCAATTCTAACTGCTCTACATTATCTGCTGGTTGTTCTGTGTTTAGTGATACATCAGCGACAATACCGATTACCGAAGGAACATTCCTAAAACAAGTGGGGTTAAATACTATTTATCAAGTGATAGAATATGGTATTCTAACAAACTTTACAACCTGTTAAAACTATGGCGAAAGAAATTGGATTAAAACTAAAAATTACTAGTGATGGTAGTGAAAAGGTAATATCAAGTATTACCCAACTAGAAGAAGAATTAAAGATATTACAGAACACCCTGAAGACAGCGGAGTTTGGTAGTAAGCAGTTCAAGGAAGCCGCCTTGAATATTCAAGTATTAAAATCAAGATTAGAAGATGTTGATAAAACAACTGAAGGTATTGGTGTTGAAAAAAGATTGCGTGCCATCGGTGATACAACTAACTTACTATCAGGTTCATTTCAGGTTTTAAGTGGGGTGGTTGGGACATTATCTAGTGATGAAGAAACATTAAAAGCCGTTCAGGAAGCAGAAGCAAAGTCCTTGAATGTATTGAATATTGCCTTGGGTGTAAGAGCCATCAACGAAGGTATATTAGAAAGTAAGATATTCCGTAGGGAAATCGCCGAAAAGGCATTACTGATTACATCAAAAGCCTACATCGCCACCGCAAAAGGTGTATCAGCAGTATTAGGTTTAATCGGTGTTGAAGCAGGTGTCGCATCAGCAGGGGTTAGAGCCCTTACATCAGCGTTCGCTGCGTTAGGTATTCCATTACTAATTTTTGGACTTACTACTTTGATTGAAAAGTTTAGTGAAGTGAATGCTGAAGCACCAAAGATTAAAACCGCAAAAGAAGCCTACGATGATTTCAACAAGACACTAGAAACAACAAACGCATTACAAGATGCCCGTATTGGATATATTAAATCTATAGGTCAAGATGAGCCAGCATTACAAACTGAATTACAAAAGAACCAAGACGAATTAAATAAAAGATTAGAAAAACAAAAGGACTTATACAGGGATTTAGAAATAGTCCAACAAGATTTAGCACTATTACAAGGTAAGGGTGATGAAACAAGAAAAAGGGCGGCACAGGATAGGGAAAAAGAAATTAAAGACAATTTGGCTGCGAACTTGATTGCCACAATTAAAGTGGAAGCCGCTGTTAAAAATAGTGAAAAGGCGATTACTGATTTCCAAAAACAAGAAGAAGATAAAAGAAATGCCAAGGCAAAAGAAACAAGGGACAAAAGGGAACAATTCGCAATCCAAGAAATCCAAAAAAGATTAGAACTACAAAAGGCTTATTTGGCTCAACTTCAAGGTTTCGCCAGTCAAGAAATAGAAGTTCAGGCTGAAGTGTTGGATAGGGTTAAAGAACTTATTGATAAACAGGAAGCCCTGATTGAAGAAAGAAACCAATTCGCAAAGAAGGAAAGTGAAAAACTTACAGAAGATATAAACAGATTATTTTTTGATATAATCCCAACAGCAGAAGACGCTAAACTATTAGAAGATTTTTACATAAAAATCTTTGATAAAATTGGATTAAACTTTTCTAAATTACCGAAAGACGCAAAGATTACTTTTGATGATTTAATCAAGTTGTATAATCAACTTGGTAAAGAACAAGAAAACTTACTTGAACCTGGTGGAAGATTTGACCCAATCACCGCTGATAGTGTTAAACTTACTGATGAAGCCAGACAAAGTTTATTACAATATTTCAACACAATCCAAAGATTTACAACATCGTTGGCTAATGAAAACCAAGATTTAATAACCAAGTTTGTTGGTAAAGACGCACCTGCTAGATTGGAAGAAGCAAATGTGTTTCTTAAAAAATTGGTTGATGAAGGGGTTAAACAATTAAGCGATGAAACATTATTGGCTGGTGAAGCAGAACAGAACTTATCAAAGTTCGTTAAAGAAAACTTGGGTCTTACAGAAAAAAGGGGAGCAACAACTAAAGTAGGTATTGCCAACCAAGCAGCATATAACGAAAGGATACAAGCATTCACTAAACTATTAGTTGATTTGGCTAAAAAAGAAGGTGATGTTGTTATTGAAAGTAATAAAGTTCGTGATGCTTTGGGAGAACTTAAAAGGGAAGCAGCAGGAAATGAAGACGCACTAACAAGATTAAATCTACTTACCACTTTATTTGGTGAAGGTTTCGCTGATTTAGATAAGAACCTTACTGAAACTGAATTGGCTAATTTTGGTAAAAAACTTACTGATACTTTTTCAACATCACAAGAAGCATTTACTGGTTTCATCAATAATATAATCAGTAATACAGATGGTTTAAGGGATAAATTACTTCGTGTAATCAGTCCCCAAGATTTCGTAAAGATAGTTCAGGACGCATCATTAGGGTTAGAAAACCTTACATTCAAGTCAGCAGAAGAAATTGAAGGACTTATCAACACAATTAAACAATTAGAAATATCTTTTGGTGAAGCAATTAAATCAGGTGAAGTAGATGGTGAAAGTTTAGGTATTGGATATAACACATTCAAGGACATCTTGGATAAGTTAAATAAGAAACTTAAAGAAACTAACGATAATACTAAATCACTTAAAAAGTCATTACAAGAAACTTTTAGTGAAAGCGAGTTTAAGAAAATTGCTGATATTGTTTTATCATCATTTACACAAATATCTAGTCAATTATCAAATATAGTTCAACAACAGAATAGTTTGTTATTAGAACAATTAGATTATCAACAGGCTCAAGCATTAGCAGCAATTGATGAATTGGGTGATGAAAGTGAAGAAGGACAAAAGGTAAGAAACGCAGAAAGATTAAAGGTTGAAAAGGATTATCAAAAGAAAAAGTTTGACGCCGAAAAGAAGGCTAGGGTTCAAGAACTACAATTCGCTTTAGCCAATTCAATCGCACAGGGAGCCCAAGCGATTATCAACACTTACGCAACATTACCAATACCTGCGGCTATACCATTTTCTTTGGTGTTGGCTGGTTTAACAGCATTTCAGGTTGGGGTAATCAACGACCAATTACAATTCACACAGAACAAGGCTTACTTGGGTAGAACGGGTGGATTGATTGAAGGTTCATCACACGATACTTATGGTGGTGGTGTTCCAACTATGTTGGAAGGTGGGGAGTTCATCTTAAACAGGGAAGCCGTTAGAGCCTATGGCGACCAAATATCAAGTATCAACACGGCAACAGGTGGAAAACCTATGTCTATTGACGATAGTAGAATAGTTCAAGCAATCGCTAAACAAAACTTATCTACAAAAACACCATTAAAGGCTTATGTTCTGTATAACGACATTCAGGACACAACAAAATTAAATAAAAAAATAGAACAATTAGCACGACTATAATGAAAGTATTTGAGTTAAAAATAGACGAAGAAGATGATATGTCTGGTATTCAGTATATCAGTATTGTAAAAGACCCCGCTACACAAATCAGTTGGGAAGTTTTCAACAATCAGGAAGAAGTTTCCTGTTCCCATAAAGACGATTTAACTGATGAAGCCTTGGCTTTGATTGATAATTATGGAATGGAAGTAAGCGATGAAGCATTCTTAAACGCTGAAATAAAATATATTGATGAATTGGTTGTGGAAAACTTTGCTGTTCCATCAATCAATCCTGACCCAAGAGCACAAAGTATTTGGGACGATAATAGTAATAACGCATCAGTTATTACAAGATACATCTACACAATAGATACAGGTGTGGGAGCACCCCTGATGCGAACATCAAGACAACTTTGTAGAAAGATGTTGTTGGCTCAAAGGGTTTGGTCTAAAGATGATATGGCAGCATTTTCATTACAACTATCTTCACAGGGGGATACATTCAAGTTAGTTCCAAGAGCCAGAACGGCACCAAATGTGGATTTTTTCCAATATAAATCGGGCAACCGATGCCGACATAGGTGGCAGCAAATTGATTTTCCTATTGGCATAAATGAAACTTACGAAACGGCATTAGCCAAAATCCCTATGAAAGCACAGGCTGCTTTGGGTAAGGGTCAAAATGTCGGTGGGTCTGGTCGTCCGTTCATTAGTGAAGCCAGATACTTAAACAGAATGCCTACAAATATGTCGGCTCAAGATGAACTAAAACCAATCGGTTTTCATTTCGGTCTGTTTGTTTATTCAACAAGGTTCGCAGCGTTGGTTGCTGAACCAACAGCAAAAACTATTTCTAAAGTGAAGTTAGGTATATTGGAAGGGTATTGTCACGTTGATATAGATTATGACTATTACGAAGGAACTGGTGAAGTATTAGAAAAGTTTAATGTTAGGGAAGCGTTCGCTGTTCCTACAAAAGAAATACAGGACACGGCACAAAGGGTTCTTGATTGGGTTGAAGAAAATGGTTGGGGCGACTGCGGAACAGCCGTGGGGAAAACAAGGGCTTCGCAATTAGCGAAAGGCGACAACATATCCCTTGAAACCATTACAAGAATGTTTAGTTATTTATCCCGTCATAAAGTAGATTTGGAAAGTTCTAAATCTTACGATGATGGTTGTGGAAAACTTATGTATGATAGTTGGGGTGGTGAAGCAGCGTTAGGTTGGGCTGAAAGGGAAATGAAGTAGGCAACCGAAATGAATGTAATGTTTTCTGCTGATGACTTCAGGGGTGATATTACCGCAGTTGTATTCCAACCGAACCAAAAGATTTACAGATGGGATAGGGAAAGTAATACCCCTTATTATGTCTTTATGTCCCGTGATACGATTAGAAAGATGTTGATGAAACTATCAAGATTGAAACCTAAAAACCTTATCAACTACGAACATTCAGGAATGGTGTTTGATGGTGATGATGTTTATACCTACGAAAACTGGTTGGTTGGGGACAATCCACAGATGGATAAATCTTATGAAATATTCGTTAGGGAGTTTGAGCCTGGCACTTGGATTACAACAATTCATTTCAAGGACAGAAGGATTTTTGACGAGTTTGTATTATCCCAAAAGGCTAGTTCAATTTCATTAGAAGGTATGTTTGAGGAAGTCCCATTCAATTTCTTTGATGTTAAACAAGAAGATTTTATTGATGTTAAACCTGGTGAAAGTGAAAGTGATTATGTTAGTAGATGTGTTAGTTCAAGTAAAATGATGGGCGAGTTCCCTGATGAAGAACAACGACTAGCAGTATGTTATTCACAATACAAACAGAAGTTTAATTTCCCTGAAGGGACTTGTTGGGAAGGTTATGAACCATACGGAACAAAAATCGTAGATGGTCGTGAAGTTCCTAATTGTGTTCCAATCAAGGCAACCGAAGAGTTCATCACCGAATATATCCCCTATGACGAATTGGAAGACCAATATTGTAATTGTGATTATGGTTATACTGCTATTGGTTTCAAGATAGGTGATAGTAAAGAATACAGGTGTGTTGAAGAAAATAGTGAAGAAGCGATTGATTACAACGCAGCCCAACTTGTTATGAAGTTGGAAGCGTTATTAAAAGAAATGGATAAATCTATATCTTAAACATTTTATAGATATATTTATGATAAACAATAAAAAAATAAAAAACTATGAAAAATATTGAATTACTAAAAAAAGTTGCTGACCTAGTCGGTTTCAAGTTTTCAAGTGTTGCTTATACATTCGCAGAAGTAGAATTAGATGGTGGTGTAATCATTACCAATTCAACTGAAGGTGAGTTCGTTTTAGGCGATATTATCAGCGTTAAAAACGAAGATGGAACATACACACGAGTAGGTTCGGGAACGCACAGATTGGCTGACGGAATGAAAATCTTTATCACAGATGAAGAAGGAAAGTTGGTTGAAATCAAAGACGCTATGGAAGAAGAAACTGAAGAAGAAGGTGTGGTAATTGTTGATGCTGAAAAAGAAAAAATGGAAAGCACACAATTAGACGCATTAAAAGCGGCAATCCACGATGTATTGTTTGCGTTTGAGGCAAACACTAAAGAAATTGCTGAACTAAAGGCATATTTACAAGCCTTCAAGAATGAAGCAAAACATAATCCGTTAAAAGAAGATACTTTGATGTCTAACGCTTTTTCAAGCGACAGCAGATATGAAATCTTGAAACAGATGAAATTAAACAAATAAATAAAACAAACAAATAACAAATAAAATTATGAAAAACTTAAAATCTTTTAACTTTGATTTTGATACAACTGGTATGGTTGATTACTTAAATGCTAATGCCGACCTTTTACTTACGAAAATCGTAATGGATACAATTGAAAGTTCTACTTACAAAGTTGTCCCTAACATAAAGTTTGGCGAACTTATCCCCGTTTATGAAACTGGTGCGATAGACGATATTGCTTTTCCAGGAAATAGTTGTTCCTTCACAGGCGGAACTATTGAATTGACCGAGCGTGAATTGAAGGTGTGCCAATATAACATCCAGAAGAATTGGTGCGACGATGAATTAAATAGAACAATTATGTCTATTAGATTATCACCAGGTTCTTACCCACCTAACTTGGCTCCTTCTGTTGAAGAGGCTTTTATGGCAGACATCGCAAAGAAGGCTAGTGTTTATGCTTCAAGAAAGTTTTGGAATGCTGAAACTGCTACTGATGGTTGTTCTGGAATTATAGAGCAGTTGGAAAGTGCTTCTTTTAGTGCTGAGTGTATAAACGACACTTATACTGCGATGACCCCATCAAACGCAATTTCCGTGAGTGATGCTTACATATTACAACTTCCAGACCCATTAAAAGTAATCAATACTATTATGGCGTTAAACCATAGTGATTTCCAAGCACTTCAGTTGGCTTTAAGAAACCAAAACTTATTTAACTTTAATCCAATTACTTTGGCGAACGGACAAATGGCAATCCAAATCCCATTCACAAATTGTATCGCTATTTCTTGTGAAATTGCTCCAGGTTATATGGTATTGACTAACGCTGAAAACTTGTTGATGGGAACAGATTTATTGAGTGATATTTCTTCACCTATATCTTGGTATTCGCTTGATTTCCAACAAACTAGATTAAAGTTGGCTATGAAAATTGGTTCTACTATTGGTATTCCATCACAGGTGGTTTTCGCATCGTAATTAAACAAACACATTACTAATAGTTTATAGTTCTTCGGGACTATAAACTAGATGGAAATAAAATATAAAACAAAATAAAAAATATAAAATTATGGCTTCTAATTGCGTAATTACTTCTGGACTAGCACTCGCTAGTTGTGTGAATAATGTTCCTGGTATTGATACTTTATATGTATTGACTTCAACGGGCACATCTACAGACGCACAATTCGCTACTATCACTTATGATAATGACGGATACATTACTACATTTTCTGCGGCAACTACAGGTTTAACTTGGCAACAAATAGACCTTGTTAGAAATAGTAGTGCTGCGTTAAATGAAGAAACATCTGTGAATATCCCTTCACTAGGTTTCACTTTCAACACTAAACTATTATTTACCATTCCTGGTTATTCACAGGAAAACACAAACCTTTATCAACAAATCGTAAAGAATACCCAATCTTACTTCATCGTGAAGTTGAAGACAGGTAAGTATTTCTTGGCTGGTGCTGACGGGGGAATGTTTATTGAAACTGCTGCTATTGTATCAGGTTCATTACCAGGCGACGACCAGTTGTATTCATTAGGTTTAACTTCTAATGGTTCAATCAGCGTTCCTGAAATGTTAGTTCCAACTACCTTGGCTGCGTTCATCGCAGGAACAGGTTTCGGTTTGTATTCTAACTAATAAAAAATACTTTTTAGTGGGGGGTAAAACCCCCATTTTTTTAAGCCAAATATGTTGGAAGTTAGAAAGGATTTACGGGTAAGAAAGGACAACACTTATGTCCCAATAACCCGATATATTTTAACCAACTTACGACTTGATTTACATAGTGAAATAATTACAATAAAGGTTCTATTCTACAGGAACGATGACCTAATATTTACCAAGTTATTTAATATGGGTAAATGTGGTGATACGAATGTGAATGACCTAATCAAACAGGTTCATCAACAAATACAAAATGAAGGTTAAATCATTACTTACACAATATTTTCAAGGCGAACAAGTGTATAACTACGGGGCTCAAGTTCCACCAATTTTGTTTCCTGAACCAACTATTCCCGTTAGTCCAACCCCGACACCGACACCAACTTTAACAAACACACCAAGTAGCACCCAAACGACGCCAACGCCTACCCCTTCAATTACCCCTACAAATACGGGAACACCAACACAGACGCCTACTAATACAAACACACCGACTAATACAACCACACCAACCATTACCCCAACGAATACAAGGACACCTACACCGACAAAAACGGCTACGATGACCCCAACACCCACGATGACCCCAACATCATCACCAGCAGTCCCGTATCAAACGGGATTATTGGCTATTGATTGTGGTGGTGGAATATACACAGGTGGGGTTTCTGTTAGTGTGAATGGAACACCAATTTCAATCTTATCTACTGGTGGAACAATAGGTAATGGAAGTTGTGTAAATCTAATGATTAGAAACAACACAGCAATTATTTATCAAATAACTTATGGTGGTGGATTTTCAGGTTGTTCTTCACCTGGTTTTGTTTATGATGAAGTCAGGAATATAAACTTTGCTTACAACGCACTTATTGGTTCTTTTGGTGGTTATGACTACTTGGAACAATATTATCAAGGTGGTTCTTTAATTTCAGGAACAACTAAACAAACTGCTATAGTAAATCCTGCGGCTGACTTGGGTAATGGTTGTCCTACACAAGATTTAGATTTGGTTGTAAGGTTCTACATTCAAGGTGGAATTGTTCCAAGTCCTACCCCAACGATGACCCCAACGAATACTGAAACACCTACACAGACACCTACGCCAACAAATACATTCGTATCGTATCCTGTAATATTTGTTAGTAGTGGAGCAACTTTTGATGATATATGTTCTAATCCACAACCAATACCAACATTATATTCACCACAACCATTTTTTACTAACGAACAACAACTTTACTATGATAGTGGTTTAACACAATTTATAGATTGGAGTGATGATAATAATGCATTTTTCGCATCAACAGGGGGAACACAATTATATTTTTATGGTTTTGCCCCATTTGGATTAGGAACTTATGGATTTACTTGTCCTTCACCAACACCAACCCCAACGAATACTGCCACACCGACTTTAACACCTACGAATACACTTACACAGACACCAACAAATACGCCTACAAATACAGAAACACCAACACAGACGCCTACACAAACGATTACACAGACACCAACAAATACGCCTACAAATACAGAAACACCAACACAGACGCCTA